GTTAATGGCAATGTAATAGTCGTCTGAACCATTACCATTGATGGGGGTAATTACAGGAGCATTTTCTGGAGAATCAACATCCATATACATTAATTGTCCTGCGTTTCCTGAACCCTGATATTGCAAACGCAACATTGATTCAATTTCATTACGTTGATCTGGATCAGCGTTAGTGAAAGTAGTGATTGCTAAAGATGGTGCTAAACCATTCTTTATGTTTGAGATATGAAAATTATCTACCTCTGAGTCTAAATCGATTACTCGTAGTGCACCTACATAATCTGGAAGTGGATAGTAACGTTGACCAGGACGATAAGGATTATAAACAAATAATTGTTTTGGTTCCTCGTTTTTCTTTTTAGGATTAAATACTGGTAAAAATGGTAAATCAGGTAACATACCTGTTGAGGCAGCACTGTTATATAATCCACCAGTTCCACCAAATCTATATTTTTCAGCCCATTCATCGCTGATGTAATATCCTGGTATTTTGCCGCGCTCATTTTTTTCCTTAGCGCGTAGCCACGAAAAATCAATATGGTAAATTTCAGCGATTCTTGAACGGTCTTTTGACCATATTACCTCAAGAGTGAAACCACCATATAATTTGTAATCAAGGGATATCTTTTTGAATATATCATTCCAGCTTTCTCCTTCGCTGTTTGCTTCATCTAGCAAATTAGTTTGGTCGCAAACCAAACCCTCACCAACAATAGCGTCCACTGTTGCGTGAATTGCTGTATTGTTGATAGCTGAATTATTAAACAAGTAAATAAGATATTCTGGAAAATCGTTGTAGATACCATATTGAACAAATCCCTTCATAGATTTCTCTGTAGGGAATTGTCGGTCGGATTCTACCTTATTTAGTGTCTGAAATTTAAATTGTTTTTCCATATTATCCTAGATAGACTTTGTAACGTGCATTCTCGTTCGGTGATAAATACTCGGTGATAGGTGTAACGTCGCTTCCTGATATAATTGCTCTATCAGTTGATATTAGATCGCCAGCTACTAGCACACCAGGATAATCCCAAGTTTCATTATTTAATTGCCACTGTGTGTTTGTTAAATTCCAAATCGGTGTACCTGTATAAGCAATATCAAAGATTCTAAAATCATATTGACCTGAAGCACTTGGAAGTAATGAACCGCTAAATTGAGCAACAATCCAAGGAGTATTGATAGGATTTGAAATTACACTAGCACTAAAACTACCCGTAACAGTGTTACTATATGATTGAGTAAATTCTAAAATCACAACACTACCCGTAGTTAATTCATTGGGGTAGAATGCTATTGTATTTACTGCTTGTGCTTTACTTAACTGAAACATATAGGATTGTAAATACCAAGATAGGGGTTACGCGTAAGCATAACCCCTTCTTAGTTGTTTATTCTTAGGAAATTGTGATTCCTGAAAGACGAGCTAACAATTGAGTCTCGTTAGAGGCTGAAATAAAGCTAGCTGGATTTGGTTCTCTACTTGTGAAGGTTAGAGTGTAGCCGTTTCTGTCACCAAATAAGGTTCCAGTTCCTCCTGCTGAAGTTAATAACTGTGCGCCATACTCTTCACCTACGTAAACGTATTGTGAGGTATTACCTACGTTATTAGTTTCAACGATCATTTTAATGTTCGGATTTTGAGCTAATACTTTAATTTGGTTACGAGTAGCAGTCTGCATTTTAAAGAATACAGCGTTTACAGTACCTTCATATACTACTGTTCCATTCTCAGGAGCTACAGTTACGGTTTCAGCGTAATCTGATGTCTCACGGAATAGTTCAAATGTATAGAAGCTACCACTACCGGTAATTCCGCTAATCAATCCTTCACTTGCGTCAGTGACGCCAGTAACAGAACCAGATAGAATGTAGATTTGCTTGATACTTCCGACATTGTCGCGGCATCCTAAAGTAAATCCTGATGTAATTGAACAAGACATATTATTTGGTTTTTGTTATGTTAATGAGTGTTTTTAGGGGGTATGTTTCAACCCCCCTCAAACTGATTGATTTAGGCAAGATCATTTGAAACCCAAAACTCCGGGTATGCAATATTTACACCTAGTTTGGTGGAAATGCGGTGCCTCAAAGTATCTGTGTTGATATCGTACCAGAGTTGAAATTCTGAAAAGTCGGATAACAAGTCAGTACCTACAACGATTTGCTTAGCTGGTCCTAGTACTACACGATTTGAACCTTGTAGACCTACTGTTCCAACAACCTTAATGTTTGGTTGGAAAGGATAAGCCATCTCGTACAAACCACCACGGTTAGTGATTGAAGAAGGATCGAAATAGAAGTTGTTAGCACCTCTTAAGGCAGCAACGTAGTTACGGAAACCAGTAACACTCATGAAGAACGTTAAGTCATCACGGTCAGCAACGTCAGCAGAAGAAGTAGCGATCATAGCGTCCATCTGAGCAAGTGCGTTGGTAGAAGTCAAAGCAGCAGCGCCTGACAATGGAATAACACCTGTAGTTGAACTTGAGATGATTACGTTAAGACCTGATACAGCGCAAGTACCACCAAAGGTAGAAGCTGAACCAGATACTTGTCTCCAAAGGAATTGGTCGTTTGCTTTCTGGAATTGGTTAACCAATAGCTCAGAGTAAGCGTTTGCAAGTGCCCAAGTCTCATTGTATGAACCACGGTCCAAAGATGAAATACCTAGGTACTTTTTGTCAAGATCTTTCAAGCAAAGTGCGTCGAAAGAGGTACGAGGGCAAACCTCGATGGTGCGTTGAGTAAAGGTAGCAGAACCAGAAGGTGTAGATACACACGCGCTATTGTTCATTACTAAGCTTACCTCAAACAAATTGATTGGCTCTTGGAATTTAATACCCTCTTGTACTGTAACGTACTCGATAGTGCTACCTCCATAAACCATTTTCAAGACTAACTCACCAGCAACCTGGTTGTTAAAGTCGGCTAATGCAGTTACATTTAAGCTCATGTTTATTTAGATTTTTTGGTTTTGATAATATTTTTCATCATTTCGTAACGATCAGCTTGTACTGGGTTCATTACGTTTACTTCCAAACCAAATTTCTTGGTTGATGGAAGTGTTTTTTCGGCTGCAGGTTCGGCGGACATTTTCTCCATCTTCTCCTTCATTTTTGCCATTTCTTTTTTCATGTCTACGAGTTCCTCGGCTACTGCTTTAGCTACTGCTTCAACGATTGACTTTTCAGTCATTACGCCTTCTTCAGATTCCATTTGCTGGGCCATTGGTTTTTCGTATTCAGCACCTCTCTGTACTATTACAGGGAATTGCTCTACTACATCAGGGGTTTTAACCTCTGCCATCTCAACTTCTTCAAGTACTTTACCACCGTCAAGTGTTTCAGTTTCTTCTTCCATCATATCAGCTTTTGTAAGCTCTACAACTTTGGATCCTTCAGTTTTGATAACAATGCCTCCTTCAAGTTTGTGGAAACCATCTGGTGCGTCCATTTCCTGGCCATCAGTGGTTACTACTTTAACTGGCATACCCAATTCGAGTTGATCACCTTCAAAAACAATTTTGAATGCTTTATTCTCGTCAAAGATCTCGCCAAACTTAACTTCGGTAAGGTTAAAATATTCCTTGACAAGTGCTTTTAATTCAATTGATGTCATAGGGATTTTTTAATTATTAAGGTTAATATTAATTAACTTCATATATCGATACATATACTTAGATACCGTATTGCTCTTGATTAACTTTTTTAGCAGTCAATCTATCAATACAAATCTTTAAGGCACCAGGTCCAACATAAGACGGATTCTGTCCTTTTAGTACGTTCATACAATAGTCAATTTCTTCTTGTGGTATAGCAGGTAATTCCTCTGCCATATTCACTTTTTTTAATTTCATGTAGCAAATGGCTGACGCTTGGTCTCTTTCCATTCCTGATCCTACTTCTGTTGAAATACAACGAGATAAGAACTCGTCTCTACTTTCGCCTGGGTTTCTATCTACGGGCATAATTTTTGTTTATTTAATTAATTCTTCAGTAAAATAACCCTCGATTGAGAATCCACGTATTAGACCAGGAACAACATATCCCTGCCATACATCTAAGTTATCTACTTTATACATTACCATCCAGGTTCCCTCAGTTGGGTTTAACCCGTATTCTCTAGATTTATCTGTTTCAGGATTTACTACAATCCAGCTTTCAATAAGATAAACATCATCAACAAATTTACCTGCTTCGTGCTCAATGTTTACTCTATCAATCACTTTATCTTTCATTGCCTTATAAGCAATTTTCTTGATTGTGTCTTTTGTAAAGTAAACAAAGTAAGTATCTCCGTTCTCGTCTTTACGAGGAATTAGTTTACCTGGAACCATTGCGGGTCCTACTAATATTTGTTGGTCTTCAACAGCGGCAAATCCGTATGTTGCTCCCTCGTTTACTTCAAGTGAACCACTTAATTCATTAGAATAGTTAGGTAGTGTTGAAACATCAACATTCATTTCCTCAAGTTTAAGAGCACTCATCTTTTGTAGCTCTAACTTAATAATATCTTCTACAATTAACTTAGTAAATTTTTGTTTTGGGACACAATTTGGGACTAATCTACCGCGTTTACGTTTTAATCCATAAGCAATATATCCTGCTTGGCAAGCATCTTCTAGTCCTTCGAATTCATCCTTAACAAATTCTTCACCTGCCTGACGTAATGTTTTCTCAGCCCAACCAAGTGCAGCAGGTCCACCCCAAAGTAAGTAAGAGATGTAACCACAAGCATTATAATCCTTTCTATCACGAGCTAATTCATAATTATCTTTTTGTCTTATTAGGAAAGCTCGCATTCTTCGCACGGTATCAAGCGATACCGATTCGCGGTTAGCTAGTTGTTGTGCTCTTACTTTACCTACTTGTGTAGCGCATTTATTACCGGTTTCTTCGTTACGTTTAATGCCTTGCTTGGCCGCATCTACTGCTGCTTGAGGATAGTCAGTA